GGGGTCCCTTTCAGGATCCCCGCCCAGCGCTGTGTACAACCTCCAGGTTGTGCATCCATACAGGATGAGAGTCTCTGTGATTGTCTTCCGATAACCACAGAGTTAGGATTCAGTCATGCCCGCCAAGACCATCAAGACGTTCAATAGTCTGCCACTTCCGTGGCCCCCGTCGTACTATGACAATGTCCTTCAAGGACAGAGTTATTGTGCGATGGGTGGTGGTACCATGGTTACTTTTAACCATGACCTTGGCCTCCTGGGAACAGGAGATCAGGGCGGCCCTTGGCTGGCCGAACAGAGTATTTACAAGTACTCGTTCGGTCATCACCAAGAAGCGGACCCCACCAAAGGGTACCGTGGTCCAACAGTGCCTTGGCCGGATATTGGTATCGGCCTCCCCGGTTTCGGGGGTGCACCGGATGACAGTTACTACTGGCAATTCGGTGCAAAAGCAATTGAGGCGACTGATCCATCGAGTCCCATCTTTTCAGCTACCACCTTTCTAGGTGAGACGCTTCAAGATGGGCTGCCGAAAATGGCAGGGCACGAAACTTGGAAGGAACAAACCTTTCAAGCCAAACAAGCTGGTGGTGAGTATCTCAACTATCAGTTTGGATGGGTGCCATTCGTGTCTGATCTTCGGTCCTTTGGAAAGGCCGTTGGCACGTCTTCGAAAGTCGTTTCGACTATTAGAAGGCAGGCCGACTTGAAGATCAGGCGACATCTCGACATGAGACACGAATCGACATACGATACCGCGCAAGCGGATTCGTTTATCGCGACCCCAGGGTCGTGGTCGATCGGCTCTACTCCCACGTTTGCGACTTCCTCTTTCCTTGAGGATATGTGGTTCGACGGTTGTTACCGTTGGTACATACCCATGGATGATTCCATGGTGAGTCGCTTCAAGCGATACCGGGCTTACGCCCGGCGGCTGTACGGGATCGAACTGACTCCCGAAGCAGTCTGGAATATCGCACCGTGGTCCTGGGCCGTGGACTGGGCAGCTGATGTGGGGACTATTCTCCACAATCAATCAGCTCTCGGTCACAACGGTCTGGTTTTGCAGTACGGCTACGTCATGCATCACCAAAGGAGCGAGCTTGCTATACACGCTCCTGAGATTGGTGCCTGGCGCAGTTCGAGTCTGTCTCGAAAGAGACGGGTTCCTGCAAATCCATATGGTTTCGGCGTTTCATCTGACGGGCTTTCTGCCCAACAGGTGGCCGTGTTGGCAGCTCTTGGTCTAACCAGGAGTGACGCCATCAAGATAAGCGGATAGGACAATAAGAACCCTATCCGTGTCATCCCATGTCGTCAGGTGATACCTGGCGTCTACCGAAGGAGCATGCCTCAATGGCATTTGCCGATCCGCAGTCTGTCACTATCAGTGGCTCGACTATTTCACTGCCCCGCGTTTCAAATGGGCAGAACTCTGGTGGTTTTGCCTCCAATGACGGAAACGTCAAGCTGTCGGTTTCCGACAGCTACGGAGGCAGGACTCGCCGTGTTCTGCGCCTTGACCAAACGAAGGTTGCTGCTGATCCCTTTGTAACTGGGATCAACACCTCCTACAACATGTCGGCTTACCTGGTGGTTAACACCCCCAAGGTAGGCTTTACTGTTGCTGAGGCCAAGGCGGTAGTGGACGCTCTTGTCGCATATCTTGCGGCTTCGAGCGGAGCCCGCGTCACCCAGCTTCTGGGTGGCGAGAACTGAGCTGATTTTGGGGACTTCCCAGATCAGATCTTGAGAAAGGAAGTCACCATCATGGGGTACACTTCGTACCTTTCAGATTCACACTCCTTACACACCATTGTGTGGTGTGACAGGATCGACGATCATCATCTTGTCGTCTGTGAAGCTGACTGCTCAGTTTCGTCTGCAGTCGCGTCTAATCAACTCGACTGCACGTCGAACCAGCGCCTGTTGGAGAAAGTCCTAGAACAAAAGGACCTCTACTCCAACGGGATGCTTGGTTCGTCGAGAGACAGAGTGGAGTTTGGTTCCAAGTGGCATGATGACCACTGGGATTACCGAGCTACACTGCGGATTTGAGGCCAAGGAACTCGAGCCCCCTGAAAGGGGAGCCCTGTTGAAAAGCCTCGTTCTGCTCTGGAGGGTCATGGCCAAGGAATTGGCCATGACGTGCTGTACTAGCGCGACTCTCGACTGTAAAAAGCTCGAGAGGCGAGTCGAACAGGAAGGTGTATCGTTTTTGACGATCACTCTTCCATCCTTTGGAAAAGACTTCGAGAGAAGTCTGGACCAAGGGTTTGTTGACGCCTACGCTTTCCCTGGTTTTACTAGGAAAGGCGGTCTCCCTCTATTTCTAGGGGGTTTCCTACGTCACGTGTTCGACTCAAGTGGTGTCATCTTTGCTGACGTTTCTG